GAAAGAAGACAGTCCCACGGTGATATTTGGGGACACTAACATGATCATTGATATTCTGTACGGCCAAAAAGAAAAGAATACAAGCGCCCCTCTTTACAAAGGAACAAAAGAGGATTTAGATAAATCGTACAGGTTTCAGGTCGCATCCATATTTGAAAGAGATGAGGATGATCTAACTCCTTTAGGTAGAGCATCCCAAATACCTGATCAATTTGGTTATACGGACAAGTTGTTTGATGAAAAAAACAAGGCTACGATAAAAGAAAAAAAGATTCCTATCTTCACCTACAATACTGATGACCCTAATGTCTTAGATATTAATTATTCTGATGGGGGACAGTATTTTACATTACTTAACAACTCTTTTCAGAGAAACGTAGGTAGACTTGCTACAACAGCAGCGGACGGAGGGGTGCCTTTGAGAATTAGGGATCATCTTATACTTACTAAGGGGGCGTTAGAAGCCGCCATAATAACGTCCAAAGACTCAGCGTTTGGTACGGTCTTAAGTAACGAAGAGATTATTGGACAAGTAATTAGAAAAGTGTCACCTGAGCTTTTAAAGAAGATATCACCTAGAGAATCTGTCGCGGATTTAATTCCTTATATTACTGATTTACTAACTAGCATTGATAGTAGTAAAAGCTTATCAGTAAAACTTAGAAGTGAGATAAGAACACATCCGACTGCTATATTACAAAACTTCGCTGACAATTTAGCTCAACAAACAAAAACTATAACAATAAAGACTTTACCCTTCTTTCATTTGTCTTGTAGAGGAATAACTCTACAATCCCCCTGTATAGTTTTTGCTCAAGACGTTCCTGTTCTCGCCCAACAAAGACAGCCAAGAACAAGATTTAATAACTTTTTATCCGGGCTCTATAATATAGTAGGGTTTAGGCATAAGATAAATACTAAAGAAGCACAGTCTGAGTTTGTTCTTATTGGAGCCGACACAAGACCCAGGATTAATTTACAACCGGGCGGAGTTAAAGAAGAAGTTGATGAGGGTGAAGAAACGCATAAACTAATTCCAAAGCTTAGTCCGCAACCGATCATACAAGATCCAAGATTCTGATATGAAAGAGGAGATACAAAAAACAGAAATTCGAATGGCAGAGGTACGAGCACGCTTTGACCCTAATCAGGAAGGAGTGTTTTACGCTGGAATAGAGGGTATTAGCGACGGCGCATCTTTAATGATTAACTATGTTAGCCCTTATGGTAGTGCTGCAAAGGCGGGATTTATTGGAGTTCCAGAAGTAGGCGCGAGCATTTTAGTGTGTAAGCCTTCAGGAAGCAACGAATGGTTTTATATTGGATCTACGTTTCTTCCTGAGGATAAAAAACAAGGCGAAGATACTCCAACAACCCCACCCTTTTCCAGGGTTGATCCAAAAATCAACAAGGTGTCTGGTGTACCTGCCAAGGTAATTCTCCACGGCAATAATGGGCAAGGGCTAGAGATTTCAGACGAGCAGGATGGAAAAACTACTAACAACATCAAAACTGAGCTTACATCATCAAACGGTAAGAAGATTACCATGCATGATAGCCCAGGTATTGATGCTATCAAGCTAGACTCAGGGAACAATGCCAGTATAACATTAACACAAAACCCACAGAACAACCCGCAGAAGAGCGCAGCGTCTATTGAAATAGATTGTAACGGACCCCAGATGCATATTTGTAGAGAGTCCGATATGGATCTAAAGGTTTTGGGCGGAGGGCGGGAACTCAACATTCAAAACAGCTCTAACGGAATAGCTTGGGGGAGAATTGCGGGAGTCCCTGTTCCGAACCCAATAGTTCCAGCAGGAAATGTTAATATTCAAAGTGATCGAGGAGACGTAAATATTATGGCAAAGTCTCCGTACACAGGAAGAATATTCATTGAGACTTTAAATGCTTTAGGTCAAAGGCAGCTAATTAAGTTAGGAACTGCGGGTCCAGATGGTTCAATTGTATTGCAAGCAAACTCTATAGTTTTAGATGCCACGGGAACGGAGTTACTCCCAGGGACTATTGATTTAAACGCACCAGGAGGAGTGTTTATTAACGGGGGCGCGGGTGGTGTTCATACGACTGCGACGGGTTTTGTAAACACAAACGCAGGAACTGGGGTTAATATTGACCCTGGGAGTGCCGGCGTAATTAATCTAGCAAACGGCCCTACGGCTATACCTAACTCACCTAGATATGTTGAGAATGTCAATCCAGTAGACATATATAAGATAGACGATTACTTCGGCAGAGGATTAGAATAATATGGCATCATTCGACGTAGATACATTTTTAACAGCACAAGGTCAGACGGGAGCAGGTCCGATTCAAGCCTTGGGCATGGCTTATGGTGTACCTAGTTGTATGCTTGACCTTGCGGGGGACGTATTAAGTCTGCTGCCGACTCCTGTATTAGTTTCTATGAACCTTGCTACTCAACAAGGTAAAGCGAAAGCTAATGAGATAATACAGAAACTGTTTAGGATTCTTCAGTTCGATTTAGGCATCATAACCTTCGATACGGAAACGGGAACATTTCAGTTTGGACTCGATGACGGGTGGCTAGGTATTCAGGCTGGAGCGTTAGGAGAAATTCTAGGGCTAATAAATGGGTTAGCCGCGTTTGGGGCGCAAATTTACCAAAATATAACTGCTGCCATAGAACAAGTAGAAGCCATCATAGATTGTATTGGTTCTTTCGGGGATTACCTGTCAGCAAAAGACCCTGGGTATGCGGCCAACCAGCTTTCGCCAGAAGAAAGAAGAACGCAGATAGAAAATAAGTATGCGGGAGGTATTGCTGCTGCCAATACTGCGAAAGACTTTATTGTCAAAGCTACTGCTCTGGAAGATAGGATCAACGCTATTCTCAAAGCAAGGCAGGACGATCCTTCTTTAGAGCCTGTGTTTAGAGATGATGCTGAGTTTGGCTTGAGTGGCCTTAATACCGCTTCTCCCGTCGATCCCGGCCTGGATGAAGAGGGAATATTTCGACTTACCTACGGCCCACCAGAGACGGTTACAGGTCAGTACATCTTAACTCAAGATGGACTGTACTATGATTCTCAGTCAGGCGGATTAGATCCTGTCCTAACTTCAATCTCTGGAATTATTCCAGTAGGAGAGCGGTGGCGGTATGATTATGATCCTAACCTGGGCGGTAAAGGTGAGAGTATAGATATTAACTCGTTAAATAAGTTTTCGGATAACATATTTGACATTCAAAGAGTGGATGACAGCCTAGGCTTGCAGGAGTATTACGACCAAGATCACTTCCTTCAGGTGGTAAAGCAGCAGAGGGATAAGCAGGTATTTGATTTATCTGCCGACCTGCAATCATATATAAATCAATATGGAAATGACTCGTCTATTGTACTTAATCAAAAGCAGCTAATTATTTCTGAGATAGCTAACCACAACGATAAACTCAACAGACGTAAGAAGCAGATTGAAGTTGCGGTCAAAGCACCTCAGATTTATGGTGGGGAGACACAGCCTATTTACGGCCCAGGAGAAGTACCAATCAACGATTTCTCCTACCTAGCGGATTACAACCTTCAAGTAGATTTGGAGAAGCAGAGGGCTCTTGTATTTGAGCAGGCTGATGTAAATGGTATTGTTCTTCCGCTTAATCCTAAGTTTGTTAGATCTAGCCCTAAGCCGGGATCACTTAGCTACGAGCACTTGAATGTGCCTACTATTGGTAAAGGAAGTATCATTTACTCTCCCTCTTCTACGGACAACACACCAGCTACGGTTCTTTCCTTGACGGACAGTATTGTAACAGATGGCTTGTTCTCTATCTACAATTTCTTAGATACTAATTTAGAGCTACCCTCATCGACTAACTTCCCAACTACTAACTGTGCTACAGACGATATGTATAATAACGCACAATTAGTAGGAACATCTAGAAGAACTATCTTTGCTTCGGGCTTAGGCATTCCGTACCTGGAAGGAGTTACTAGAAACAAGAGTACGGATACCGCCGCAGCCTCGGCGTTAGGAAGTTTTGTTAAGCTCCCAGATACGAAGGAATATCAAAACTTAACCTATTCTCCTTCTGGATTTAGTATGGAGTGCTGGGTCCATGTTCCCGACATTACTGATGCGGAGACGGGCTGGCTTAGTGGTGGAGCTTCCTCACTGACAAAGGTTCTTTTGTCTTCTGAAAATGTAGGAATAAAAGAAGGGTTCTCGAACCTTGATCGAAGAACAGGCGCTGTACGAGATTTGGATCAGTTGCCCAACAACAAGGGAGATCAACTAGTAAGAGGATTAGTTTGCGGGTTTACCCGCGACAGAAGAATAACCCAGTTGTCAACCTCATCAAATCCTGTGGGGTATAGTAATAACAACTCGGATAATGACCCTGTATCTTCCTTGAGCTTCTTTATCGCTCCCACCATATCTAGGGACGCTTCTTCCGCTTCATTTATTAACAATGAAGAGTGTGCGGATTATGCCACGTTCCACAAGATGAAAGTAAATCTGGCTGACACGGCCTTCGGCAATGTATCCTCTCAGTTTGTATTGGTAGGAATTACCTGCGACCCTGGGGCTGACGAGATTAGTATGTATGCGGACGGTAATCTGATAGCTACTTCTTCAGTGGCTTCCGTATTTGGTGTAGGCGCTAACCACCCTCCTTCTCTACCTAGCTTCAAGCAGGCTAACAGCTTTGAGTATTCTTCTACCACTGTTGATGGACCAGGAATTCTTAAGGAAGGTCCTCTGCTTTACCCCTTCTACACGCCTTGGATTGTAGGTGGGGGCTATACCGATGGAATGTACTATCGAGGAAACTTCATGGGTGGAGATCGAGGAGGTATAACAAGTGGCCTTCGTGGTCACGTTGGAAGCCTCAAATTTTACTCTAAAGCACTAGATAGTACAGAGGCAAAAAAGAACTTTGATGCTCAACAGGGCTTCTTCAAGAATATTAAAATCTAATGGCAGCTAACACAACAGTTTTTCGGTATGGGCAAAGGCCAACCAAGTATGAAGAGCAGGCTCCTAGAGCCAAGCGCCAGGAGATTTATGGACTTACCTTTCCGTTAGGGGCAGAGAGAAACTCAGGTGGGTTCTTTAAGAAAAATAGCGGTAGGGCTATGATTCAACAAGCAGTTTCGCAACTACTTAGGACAGAAAAAGGAGAGCGATTAATGCTTCCCAACTTCGGATGCAACTTGCGAAAGTATTTATTTCAACCTATAACTGAGGACTTGTTTAGCAATATTAAAGACACTATTGAGACCTCTTTTAGGAACTATATTGTAGGGGCTAGATTACTTAAGGTGGGGGTATTCGAAACAGGAGAGTACGACGCCGCTGGAGGAAATCAACTTAGGGTTGTTTTAAGCGTGCAATTAAACACTGACGACTTAGAAATATTTGATGTAGAGGCTAAGATAAAATGAATTTTTCAGGAACGATAACATCCGACTTTATGAAGCTAGCCCCTATGGCGTTAAATAGGAAAGTGGACTTAGTAAACTTTGCCGCCACAGACTTTTTATCCTTGAGAACTTCCCTTATTGATTATGCAAAAGCAGCTTACCCGGAAGATTATAAGTATTTTGTAGAATCAGATTTAGGTATGATGTTCATTGAGTTAGCTGCTTATCAAGGAGCAGTCATGTCTATGAAGGCCGACATGCTGGCTAATGAAAATTATTTAGCGACTGCAAAGCAAAGGTCTAGCGTAAAGAAACTACTTGAACTTATTGGAGTTAGGATGCGAGGTCCGTTATCCGCAGCGGCGGACGCTCAAGTTACGTTTGTTGATGACTTGGCTTCGGTAAATTCAGTAAGCATAGGCCCAGCACAAAGGACCTTTAATATACTTTCACCAGAAGATGGAGCACAGCTAACCTATACGTTATATAAAGTTGTTAATGGTTTAGTGGATCAAGCTACAAGAAACGCTACGATTACTTTAGATCCTGCCGCAGAAGGAATTGGTACTGAGAATAATGTATTTCAGAATTTAGTTGTGCAAGAAGGATCTTTAGTTGTGGAGACCGGGGAGTTCGCCGCCACTGAAGGACAGAAAACTATTCAATTAACTGATGGTCCTGTTGTTGAGGGGAGTGTGGAACTATTCATCACCTCGCCTAACGACGACTCCCAAGGGCCATACTCTGAAGTCGATAGCATTTACTTTGCTTCAGGCGCTAGCGATAAGATTTTTGAGATTGTTTATGATGATTTCTACAACGCTACAGTAGTTTTCGGAACGGGGGTAGCAGGAATTTCCCCTCCTGATTCCGCAAGCTATACGGTCAGCTACAGAGTAGGGGGTGGCACTAGGGGGAATTTAGCAAGAAGGGCTTTGGCTACTTCTGTAGTGGGAACTAGTGGAACAAATAGTTATGCGGGCACGCTGACAAATACATCTAAAGCTACAGGCGGGGCCAACGCAGAATCCGTTGAGCACGCCAAAAAGTATGCTCCACTAACTTTTAGACGCCAGGATAGGTTAGTTACTCTCATTGACTACTCAACTTTTGCTAACACATTTATAAGCACCTTTGGGACAGTAGGTAAAGCTACAGCGGCTACAAGAAATGCTTACTCTTCAGCCAACACTATAGATATTTACTTGCTTGAGAAAGCCAGCGACACTCAGCTACAAAGAGCCACCAGTAACTTTAAGACGCAGCTTCTTGCCGCCATGAGTGCAAAGAAGATGATGACAGATGATATTGTAATTGTAGATGGGCTTATCAGAACCTTGGATCTTGTTTGCACAATTAGAATAGATGAAGAGCAAAAGCAGAATGAAGAAGCAATTAAGTCTAGGGTTAGAGATAAGATTCTCACTTATCTTAGCATAGACAACACAGAGTTTGGAGAAGATCTCATAGTTTCAGATCTTAACAGGCAAATCTTCGAGGTTAACGAAGTAAGATTTTCCACATTAGATAATGTAAATCAAGATATTAGAATTGATTTTAATGAGATTATACAACTAAATAACTTGATCATTAATGTTGAGTACCTAGCCTAATGGTAGATAATAGTAAATACACGCCTAACCCAAGAAAGTTCTACAAGTCTAATTTTGTAGAGCTTTTAGAGTTGTTGACACCTCAGCTATATGTCCAAGAAGACTTAGATCTGAGTGGCACGGCAATAAATCCTTTGTCTAGGGTTATTAATACTCATCTCCAAGCTGCAAAAGATTTTCCCACCATTCTTCCCCTTTCCTCTATACCGGGGACTCAGACGAGCGAACTAAGCTCTTTAGCTGGAATATCACAGTATTTTGTAAAGCAGAATGGCTTAACTAATATTACTCCACAGAGCTTTAGTGAGAAGATAATACTTCCGTTAGGAGTTAGATACTCTGACTATGACACTAGTGGGGATTTTAAAAACTATCTGTCATCTACACTAATCCCAAAACTCGTCCCACCCGGCACCTCTACCCCAGGCACAATAGAAAGCAATACCTCAGAGCTATCAGCCTACACTGGAGATTCCGCTGCGAGCAGTATTCATAACTATTTAGTAGATAACCTAAGCTGGTTTTACTTCCTTAACACCTCTGCCCTAGGGGGTTTAGACTATTCACCCTCATCTTTCGTATTAGATAACCTTACGACGCTGTACTTAGGAAACACCCTAGAGACGGTTGACGGGGTAAAAGGATTTACTGAGTACATGTGGAGAAACGTGGAAGCCTGCTCCTTCGGGCAGTACATACCTTCCAACTTCCTATCTGGCGCGGCGGACGCTATAACTGATCCTAGTGCGGGGGAACTTGCAACGTACACTAGCGGTACTCAAAAGCTAGACAGCCTAAAGACTTTATTGGATGTTATCTATTCCCCTCTAGCTTTAGACCGTCAAGACTATACAGTAAAAGAATCTTTTGATAATTTTATCGACGCTGATTTAATTAAGGAAGACCGAGTATCAGACGGACCCCACCGTAAGATAATGACCGCGTTAGGTTTCCACTATGCGGATATATCGGATCAGGTAGAAAACCTTAAATACATTTATGATATTGAAGACGTTGACTCAGAAAACCTTAAGTATATCGCTGATCTAGTTGGTTTTAAACTTAGAGGTAATGAATCAAATAAATGGAGACATCAACTAAGAGTAGCCGCTGACATTTACAAGAAGGCAGGAACAGAACAGGCGCTTCGTTCGGCACTTAATGCAATAGTTGTAAATAGTATTTTAGATCTTGATGGTAAAATCACACCCCTTTGGGAGTCTTATCTACCCTTTCTAATTTGGTATGCTTTAGGCACGGGATCACCCTTGTTTAAGAGTCTAAAAACGTGGACACCTCAAGCAGCTAAGGACGCAGGGGTGGTGTCCTACAACAGTAGCAGCCTGGAAGAAAACCTAAAGTCAGTTACCGACACTATTCTACTAGACTTAATTTCCGCCTTCCCAAAGAACTTTAAATATTTTGGTAAAGAGTTCCCGCTGCCTAGTTTCTACATCTTAAACGAAGATGGAACAAAGGGTGACCTGTACACCGTACTAGGAGACCCGTTAATGAAGCCCTGGCACGCACACACCGTGACAGGCCCAGGATACCAAGCGATCAGGAGACAGGCTCAGGAGTTCGGAGAAGAGGCTCTGTGGGATCGCGCTGTTGGCCCAGGTCCTTTTGGTGAAGGTGTGTACATGACGGGCAAACGGCACCCCTTAGGTTTGGAGAGGCCGACGTATTTGGTTTTTGATGGAGACCCGGAGTTCTTATTCAGCTATAGAGGAAAAGTTAATTATCCTCTACCGCCCTTTGAGGAAGTAAAGTATTACAGAGACTCTACTGTCAGCCAGCCGTTAGTAGACCTTTTAGTTGAGAAACTAAAGTGCTTTCAGGTTGAAGATACGTTCGCAGATCAAGTGGGAGATTTTATTACGAGCGGAGCAGTGACAACCGAAACGAATATAGGTTCTTTGAATGAGTTCCTAATGTTCTTTAGCTCCGTACAAAATCCACCAAACTATGATGATGTAATGTTCAGTATCTCGGATTACGAGAAGAACTTACTTAGCTTGTGGAATGGAAAATCTTCGCATATCTTCTTAGACTTTGATGAGACTGGATTTGATTTTAGAAAAGTTAATCTAGAGGCAGACTCTAAGTATGCACTGTATGAGACTGCTAGAGTTGCACAGGAATATAGTCCTGCTCATACTATACCAAGAGTAAACCTTAATGCTAGTGCAGCGGAAGACTACTTGGCCTCTGGGGTCGATTTCTTATACGCTGCCTTAGACCATGCGGATACTCGCGCTTATTATGGCTCTGGCACGATTTTAGGAAACACAGCCGTTAGTGGAGTAATTCTTGATGGAGTCAGAACTAGGGAAGGATTCTTAACTTTCGGTAGGGAGGCTGCTGTTGGAATCGACTCGGAGTTAAGTTCTGTTTATAACAACTTCATCCCTCCCCCGATTCCTCCAGCGTCAACGGAGAGATACATAATTGCTCACAATTTATCTTCTAATACTATCGAAGAAACTAAGCAAATCGCTGCCGATAAAAGAGCGTCTAGACTACAACGGCCTGTTCAGCATTTTGGATCTTTTAATCTAGACACAAGAAGCGAAAACAATAATAATATTGATAGAGCTTGGATGGCAGGGGACGGGATAAACACCGCCGATTTTGTTGATCCTCGAACACCAAATATATCATCATCAGCTATACCCTTCTACAGATTTAGAGCATCAGCTTCATACCCAGCAAAAGACAAGTTTTGGCAAAGCAACTCTGGGCTTCCTTTTCCACCAGAAATAGTTGCATTAAATATGTCGTCAACTCCTAATGACCGTTTTGCGGGTACGGGAGCGGACTTAGAGCTTGCTAACATAAAATTATCGCCTGGACCAGTAGTCTGGGATAGATCCTTTAATCAAAGTTGGACCGAGACTGCTACTGGCTATGGGGGGATGTCTTCTATAGCTAACCTAAGGGATCAGTCCGTAATTTTTCCTCCAGCAAACGGCAATAATAATCAAGTAATTTACGGTGATCAAAGATTCAGAGGTAGAGATTCAAGACACTTTAATGTAATAAACTACACCGGAGAAATGATTTTTGGTCTCGCTAAAGAGGGCGAGTATGATCCTGCGACTTTATTTTCCGGAGCTATTAGTGAAACCTCTGGATTTTATTTTGGAGCAAAAGTAGATAGTGAAGGTAAAGTTATAGAAATGATCCGGGATGGAGACGGCCTATCCGGTTTTGAGTTTACCACGAGCGACGGGTTCAATGCTCCAACTAACGCCATTAGGTTTGGTATTTATAGATCGTACTATCCTTATGTACTTACTTCTCCGGATTTTGGTTCCACTTGGAGACTTTGCGCCATAGGAAATAGAGCGGTGGATAAGGCAGGTGTTCCATCTGGAGGCCCAGGTACTTTCTACAGGATGTTGATAAAGAACTTAGACAGTGCCGGAGCATCAATAACCGAACGAGCAAACCAGAATGATCCGTATTCTTTCCAGTATTCTAATATCGCTGGAGGGTCACAATGGACATCTAACGTATTTAAAATAGCTTTAGATAATTCGGGGGGAGTAGGAGGACAAGACGATAATTGGCACTACCTTCGTCCGGGAGATTACATTTGGAGAAATGTGGAAGTTGACGGAAGGAACGCTAATGCTCGACCCCAGGCGTGGCTGCCAGAGGAGGATTTATTACTTAACCCTGATCTGAAGTGGGGAACTAGAGAATACTCTTTATCTTCACGATCTTTCTTTGATTGTGACTGGTCTCACATTGCAAAAGAGCACTGTGCCTATGTAGCTACGAATGGTCCCGTTCGAGTTGAAGGCTGCACAGCTTCCTCTATCGGCTCTCAAGGACTTCAGGTGTCTTATCGAAGCAGCCCGTATGGAACATCCTATCCTACGGGTGACAACAGCCCATTTACTCACCCTATTACGCACACCATTAAAGATTCGCATTATGTTGATTGTGGATTCGAAGGCGACCGTCCGGCGTTCACTTGGACCTTCTTTACTCCTGGAAACTCTCAATACCCAGCATCAATTAATATTAAGGATTCGACAATTGCAGAAAGATACATCAGACCAATTGATGACAGTTCTGGTGACAAAATTGGCGGACTATCAAGAAAAAGTTTTGTTGTGGCAGGAAAGCAGCAAGGAACATCATTTGATATTTTCAACATTCCTGATTCAGAAGTCGCTACTGCTGGGGCTCTTGGCACGGGATCGTATAAGGATCAGTTCCGCAGAGTAACTGATACAAGCTCTACTTACAGGTGGAACGAGGACACGGCTGCTTGGGAAAACTTTGGTGACATTACAGGGAACCTAACAAAAGAAGTCCGAATGCAAAACACGGCTATCCACACCGTAAAGCAGGGATCTACAGGGCACATGAGTCTTAGAGGCATAGACGAGATTTCTTTTGAGCACTGTGCGTTCATTTACGACCCAGAAGATCCTAACTGGAGTGTTAAGGATTACAAAATTTCGATTGATACAGAAAACATAGATAATGATACTGGAGAAAGTGAGCTATCTCTTTCTCCTTCAGGTGCTCCTGATACTAGCGCAATGCAAAGTAGGTACTTAACCATTAAGAATTGTATTGGCGTTGTTCCTCCAAATATAGGTGCTCGGATTATATTTAGAGTAAATAGAACAGTAAGAAGAGGTGAGTTTGATGCTTCTGGAAAATCAACAGCAAGGAACGACTTTGTGTTTACTTATGAACTTAATGCAACAAACAATTTAAATAGAGTAATTAGGTTTGATCTAAGCTCCCTAGATCCCTCTGGTGGTTTTAGTCAAACGCCAACTATTCTTGAAGATCGCGAATACGATGTTGCGCTAGATGGCCCTTACCCCACGACGACTAGTGGAAGTGGTGGTGATACTCCCACTCCTCCACTAACTGATCCTCCTGGAAAAATACAAAATGCCTACCCTGCTGACGGAGAGACAGGTATTTCTTTAGATACTGTCTGCGCGTGGGCTCCTACCTTAAACGCAACAGGTTATGATGTTACTTTTGGAGAAGGCTCTTTACCTGAAGAAATTACAGTTCAAAATATAACTACTCCCTTCTTTAACCCAGTGGTAGCGATCCCCTCTGGTCTTAGTTTTGACACTAGTTACTCTTGGAAAGTTGATACTAAGAATTCAATAGGAACGACTCAGGGGGATACGTTAACATTTACAACAGAAAGCGAACCTCCCCCCGCTCCAGGGCAAGCTACTAATTTCCTACCAACTAACGGAGCTACAGGGGTTTCTATTACTCAATCATGCTCTTGGGATGCTGCAACAAACGCTAGCTCTTATGATGTTTACTTTGGAACCACAGCCGACCCTATTATTAGATCTTCGGAGCAAGCTGCTACATCATTTAATCCTGGGGAACTAGAGTACAGCACTGTTTACTATTGGAGAATTGATCCTAGAGGTTCAGGTGGAGTTACTACAGGGGCAATAATTAGCTTTACTACAGAGGATGATCCAGGTAGCATCACGAACCCTCCTGATGAGGTTACCGTAGGCTTCCCAAACAATTTTGAAGTTTCCTCTAACCCAACTACTTTGGATTGGACCGCACCAGGAAATGATCCTTCCGGGTATGATGTGTTTTTTGGAACAACCCCAGGGGCATTAGATCAAATATCGACTGACCAAACGAACACAACGACAGAAACTTCTTCCTTAAGCGCAGGAACAACTTATTACTGGGATGTTACTGCAAAGAATTCTGCTGGTAGTACAGCGATGACTAGTGAGTTTTCTTTTTCCACTATGCCTGCCCCCGTTGCAGTAACCGCAGGGCAACCGAATGAAATAACGATTGCTCCAACGAACCCGATACTAACTTGGAACTCTGCGTCAGGAGCTACAAGCTATGATGTCTATCTTGGCCGAGGGTCCAGTGATTTCCTTGAAAGCCCCGTAGCTAATGTTGAAGGCTTATCATACAATCCAGGAACACTACCGCAGAACTCGCAATTTTTCTGGTCCATTGTTTCAAAGAATGCATTTGGTGAAACCATAATGCCGGGCGGTAATTCTGAAGGAGGAGAAGAGGGGGAAGATCCAACAGAAGGGCCGGGCACTGGATACTTTTATTTCTTTACTTCGGAACTACCTCCCTCCGAGATAATTAGAAATGATCTAAGAAGAAGAAACCTTCGTTACTTACTTCCTGAGTTTGGATATTATGATAGGACAGGGTTTAACGCTCCTATAAGCTATGATCCTTCCGTATTAGAGATGTCTATGCTTAGTTCTTTAGGTGAATTAACCTTGGGTTACGTTGCTTCAGCAGGGGCGTTTTTCCCTGTGGAAGATCATACAAATGTCTCAGGAGTTTGGCATATTTGTGAGGGTCTACAGTCCCCTAATGTATTTTCTGGTGTGGACACAAGTAATACGTTCCCATATAGAGGATTAAAAGCTCTTGGGTCTGATGCCAAAACTTCGGAGATTACCTCTGCAACAGACAGGTATGTGGATAGGGGACAAACCCCAAAGATTATTCAAACTATGCACTCTCTGTTTGAGAACAAGTCTCTAACTTACGCGCAACTACAAGTAAGTGCTGATCTATCTTCTTACGCTGAGGACGCCTACTGGAAAGATCAAGCGCAAAGTTTTTCTAACTCAGCCATAGCTAGTGGGTATGTACTTAATTCATATTCTGATTACGAAAACTTCTCATTTGGTAGGGGTATACAGAGAGTCTTTAAGGACTACTGTAACAGTTTTGGTCAACACGCGCTTGGTCCGAATATGCGTGATAAAACGGGCGGCAATATTTTTGCTCATGTTTTCGGAAAGGCTTTGTACAACTCTGATTTTGAAATTGCAGGAACTAACGGGGCTTCGTTTATTCAAACTTCTTTACGAGAGTCTTTACCTATTAATAACTCCACCGTTTGGACCGATGGCGGAGCAGGTACGTTTACAGCCAGCGGCCTCAGCCAAGCCGTAGTTCCCCTTGTGGGAAGTTATGTTTCTGGTCAAGCTTTTGATTTTAGAAACCCAACTATACTAAGTGGAATTGAGTTTTGTGATATCTCAGGAGCGCCGAGTAGAAATGAGTTTAGAGTTATCAACCTAGCTCCTAACTACCCTGGCTTAGGTAGTGAAAATTACTTCCTACAAAATCCTGTGATTAAGTGCAAGTCCGTTGGCGGACTTCCTAGGCTTAGGTTTGACGTATCTTCCTACGGAGAGACCTTGAATACTTTACTTGCACAACATAAGTTTAAGCTTAATGTTAAGTGTTTAGTTGCTGATGAAAAGTTGCCTGAGTTAGGTGGCGGTCGAGTAGGAGTCTGGATTCACACCGAGCCACAAGAAGACCTAATGTGGTCATGGACTCCTGATGGTAAGTGGACACCCACAACAGTTAGTAGCCTTAACATTAATCAAGTTACACAAAAATTAAGCCACACCTATACTTTCCAACCGACCTCACCAAAAGAAAGAGAGTCTTGTTTTAATTCTTTGGTTGCACCAGAACAAACAGTAAATGATAAGTCTATCAACACTTTGAAGGAAGAGTATTTCCAAAATTTCGAAGTGGACTTTGATACTAGAAACTTTACTATCCACAATAACTTTGAGTATCTAGACATTATTCCTAAGACCAACGAGCAGTTTAAGATAACTGATCAGGTGCATAAGGATAGAAATTATGTCATCGAAGTGTTCTTCTTACCAAACAATAAGGAATCTAAGTATTTACTAATTGATTCCATTGATTTAGAGGACTCTACTTTACGGTATGAGGCGGGTATATCTACTGGGATGGGCTTAGAGACTTGTGGAATACCGCTTAGACCTTTTGTTGAAGAGTATAAATACAAGTTAGATAAAGAAGAATTAGCGAATGTTTTAAACTTCTATAATGGATTGACTGGTGTAAGGGCGGGAGAGAATACTACTCCGCTGGCCTCTAGAGATTCTAATATAACAGAAGATATTATGGGTCCTTTTGGAGGAAGTAGAATTAATTACAGATACAACCCTGAGTGGCTTACCCATATAGATGGGTCTTACGACAACTATACAGAAGTGGAGTTCGATAACTAATGAGAGGTGAAGTAGAAGTTTGGAGTGGTGATGATTTAATCCTCAAGGAAGCTAATATGCTAACTGATGGGGCAGGAGAATTACTAGCGGAAATTATGACAATTTCTCCCTCTTTATCAGGTATAGATGATTTAGCTACCTCTTCCATAACGGATGCCTCTAACTATACGATACAAGCCATCTCATTTGGCACAGGTTCAGAAGCTTTTCAAACTCAAGGAAGAGACCTATACCAAAAGAAACTTACTCAGTTGTCTGCTATAGCTTTGTTCCAAAGGGCCGGGCTCATTAATAATGCTTTTATTAAAACAGTGGACGCTACAGCAGGGTCGTTTTTTCCAAACACTGGTTTTTCCGTAGAATCACCAAACCCAGTCAGTAAAGTTTTATCAGAAAACTCAAATGTTTCCAGCGTACTCCCGATAACCGATGGATCTAGCATTACTGAGTATGCCCTTAGTTCTTATTTCCCTGGCAACGGGCAGCATATGAACTTCGCTCCCTCTGCTATAAGAAATCATGTTACAGCAGGAACTGTTTTTGACGTTTCCGCAGAGCTTGTAGGAGGTTTGCTAGGAAGTTACCCTGCGGGAATATCTGAAGAAGGGACCACCAGCGTGGGCTTACTTTATTACAAAAACTTAGACGGCCCAACCGTATCATCAGTAACTCTAAGTGCTGGGAGCTACCCTAATGAAGCAAGCTCTATGGACACTAAGGGATTTATAAACATGATTATGAGTTCTGTACCTACCACTGGCTACTCCATGTCATCGGCTGCTAGTGGCCTGACGTTATCAGCTAGTTCAGATTTCTCAAGTAACGGAACAATCGAGTATTCTACCAAGTTATCTAAAGATGACCTTGTATGCCTTAATGCTTTTGGCGGTATTTTTAAGATGGGCTTGTGGACAATAGATATGAATGAGTCTCTTCTAGCTGGAAATACCCCGCCGTTTGCGTTTAGTGTACTAGATAACCCTAGAAAATACAGACTGTTTTGTAGGAAGGGAATATCAAGAGACTTAACCTACATTTCTGATGTAACAAAGTACGAAGATTTAACTATCAAGTGGAGGCTTCACTTCCTATGAAAAACTTTACAGAAGAATTAGGTATCAACGGACACCTTACAATCATTAAGAGAATGAATACTGGGGAGGAAGAAATTCTTCTTGACGATCCTAATATAATTGTGTCGGGTATGGGTGTAGGTTTATCCTACCTCTTTACAGCGTCAGGATCAAACAATATCCTTGATTATCAGATTCAAAAGTTTCAGCTAGGCGTTTCCGGTCCTCCTGCTGGGGGTGTAACAAGTGGAATTAATGAGCTTTCTGGCTCTTTAACTTCTATAGATGAGTACGGAACGGGAAGTAACTTAGCTTTGTTTACAGGCACACAGCTTGTGGGGACGGGCATACAGACTGGTCGAATATTCGCGGAGATCCCCGCAAGTAAAATGACCAGGATAAATGACAACTCAGTAAGATATACATTAGTTGTAGACGAAGAGGCAGCAAACGGGATACAACGAGGAGGCCAAGACGCAGCAATCAATGAGATTGGGATGTTTATGAAAAACCCTACAGGGTATTCTGATGATAG